CAGACGATCCACGCCAGAGTTCCGATCATAGGGTGGAAAACCCTTTCAAATTATATTCATGGAGAAGTTATGTCGGAAAACGATACCGCAGAAGACTGGATTTACTGCCCAGTTCAATGCAGTAGCAGTACATTCGCCTTAAGAGTTAGGGGCGATAGTATGGAAAGTCCATACCCTAGTAAGAGGTCTTACTCGGAAGGTATGATTGTCTTTGTAGACCCAACTGCAGTCGCAACAAATGGTTCGCGCATCATTGCCAGGAGGTTGAGCTCAACGGATGCGACCTTTAAGGAATACATTGAGGATGATGGCCAGAAGTATTTAAAGCCAATCAATCCGCAATACCCTACTGTAGCAATGAATAACGATACTATTATTATAGGAGTGGTTATCGGCTCATATACAGCCGAGTAATATTATTATGCAAACCATATACAATAACGCAGCAAAGATCCAAATACGCTTAATGGCGTGGATGCGTGAGCCTGAATGGAAATGGCATATCGTACATACGGATCATATGGCGGACGATATGCCAACCCATTTGGCGTTGCCGCAGCACCCATCGTGCGTAATGAACTTCTGTACAGGAAAGGCTGCCGCTACCCGCGTGTCTCAAGGCCCCCCAAAGGTTTAAACTTAACTTATTAAATTTATCAACTGATCTCCTAAATGGAGATTTTTTTTGCTTTAAATTTGACCTCGCCATAACACTTAAAATCATTTCTCCAAAGTTATTGACACTTTTATTAAGTTAGCTTATTATTAGTCATACCAATCAGTAAGACGGAGCAGCATAATGAACCTATCTAACGCATCAAACTTTGACCTGGAAGCTGGCGCTGAAGTTTGGCGTGATGGTCAATTTGACGATTACATAAACGATGGCGGTTACGCAGAACAAGAAGCGCCTACACTTGCTGAGTTCATATCTAAGTTCACAGAGAATGGCTCATTCACAACGCCAAAAGGCACTGTAGATACGTCTGATTTAATGGAGGATATAGATTTCACCTTCCGTCAAAACGCCCATGACGCGATACAGATGGAAGCCCTAAAGGGTGATCCTGAAACAACGATGGCTACGGCTGCTCAGAACTGGTTCAAGCTTGTTAATTTAATGAATGCAGCGGCGGCAGACTACTACAAGACAGACATTGTGGGTGATTACAAATGAACTCAATAGCTTATGACATAGCAGTAGGCACTGCTGGAGTAATTTTAACTACAGTCATCTGGGTGAACTGCCTAAGTTGGCTGCACATTTGGGGATTAATATGAATAACGTAGCAGCAATAAAGACAGAGCTAGTGTACCAGCCTAGTGCAACAACACACTGGAAAAACCTTTTCCCAAACAAGACGATGCTTCTAGGCTCTCACAATTTAAACGAAGGTGAGGAGTTGGTCGCAAAGATTCGCCATGTTGAGATTCAGCAGATTAAAAGCTCAAGTGGCAAGAATGATAACGTGCCTGTCGTAGCGTTTGAGAATGCGCCTCCAATGGTGCTAAACATCACCAACGCTAGAACAATATCAGGTCTGTACGGCGAGTCTTACGATGGCTGGAGAGGTCAGAGTATTCAATTATATGTAACCCTTGTTAGAGGTTTTGGAACAAAGGAAATGATTCCTGGCCTTCGTATAAGGAATACGATTCCCGCCACAGTAGAGGATTCACAGGCTTATGTCACTAGCCTAGAAAGTTGCTCAACGCTGCAGGAATTGCAAAAAGCATTCACATCTATACCTAAGCATTTGAAGCCAAATTTAACAGGCTTAAAGGATTCTTTGAAGCAAAAACTAGGAGCAACAAATGTATAAGGTTGATATTGAACAGAAGTCTATTGAGTGGCTTAAAGCTCGCCACGGCAATGTTACTGGCACAAGCCTGGCAAGCGCGCTAGGTACGCCAGCAGTACAGCGCACACTTCTCTATTCACTCGTAGCTGACCGTATGACAGAGGTGCAACCGTCAGACCTTAGCAGTCCAGCTATTGAGCGAGGTAATGAGCTAGAGCCTTTTGCAATCAAAGCTGCAGAGGCAGAGAGCGGCATTGACTTTATCGAAACGGGATTATTACTAGATGATAAATACCCACGTTTTTCAATATCGCCAGATGGCATATTTGAAGAGGATGGCGTAGTTGTTGGAGGTATAGAAACTAAATGCCCGAACAGCAAAAAGCACGTTGAGTACATTATGAAGGATGCGATTCCCAAGGAATATCTGCATCAAGTTAAAGCGCCATTTGTTATGTCGGACGATGTTAAGTTTTGGTTATTCGTCAGCTTTGATGACCGTAACTATGAGCGCCCATTATTTATCAAAACAGTAACGCGAGAAGATTTCACAGATATAGATGAGTGCAGAGCAAAACTGCTTGAATTTTTAGATGTGACTAATGACGCTCATATGGAATTAACTTTTTAGAATTAATTAGACAGGAGTAGGAAGGATGGCTAAGGGCGTAAATAAAGTAATTTTAGTAGGTAATGTAGGCGGTGATCCAGAAACTAAGCAGCTTCCAAGTGGGGGTTCCGTAACGAATTTAACTATAGCAACCAGTGAAGCCTGGAAGGATAAGAACACAGGCGAGAAGCAAGAGCGCACTGAATGGCATCGTGTAGTCTTTTTTAACCGCCTCGCTGAAATTGTAGCTCAATACACCAGTAAAGGGTCGAAGCTATACATCGAAGGCTCTTTGCGTACTCGCCAGTGGGAACAGGATGGGGTGAAGCGTTATACCACAGAGATTGTTGCCAGCGAAATGCAGATGTTGGATAGCAAGCAAGGTGGAGGCCAGCAGCAAGGTCAATACCAGCCACAACAGCAACAGCGTCAGCAACAAGCGCCACAGCAGCAACAACAGCGCCAGTCGCAAGCAAGCCCACACTCTAACGGGAATATGCAGGAACAGCAGCAGCAACGTCAAGCACAGCAGCAAGCCCCATCTTTTGATGATGGCTTTGATGACGATATACCTTTTAATTAGGAGGCCGTATGACAACCTCGATAAAAACATACTTTAACCAGGAAGCCGCTAATGACTCCAAGATCACTATTTCATATAGCGAAATGGAAGCTAGGATATTAAAGCGAGAAGGTAAGGAGTCTATGCCTATTATGCCAGCAGGCACATATAAGAATGGCGGCACCTTAAATCAGTGCCAGTTCCATAGAGGCTTGAAAGATGAAATCGATAACGGATTAATAAAACATGAAGATGTACCTGTAGTTATGAGAGGGGCATGGTTCATATTTATTTTAAATATTCAGAATATTAATGATCGTGAATTTCACGTTATGCGGCGCTTCATGTCTCGGTATAGGATCAACATACTCTGCCGTAACGATGCTGATGCCTTTATGGATTTATGGAGAAATCTTGTTAATAGCAACATAGGTAAGCGAGGCGTTTACATCGGTTCATCTAACCCAGTTGTCGAGCATGATCTATATCGCTCCAATGGTATTGGAAGTAATTCCCGTTCAATTCATCTGGGAGGTGAGTATCACTGGGTTAATACTGACCAGATAAGGTCGATCAAATCTATCGGCAGGCATATTAAAAAATTAGAAAAACTATTTGGAAAAACAGGTGATAGAAAATGGCAAAGATTAATACAGCAGGCGATTTGAGAGAGTTTCTTTGTTCATCATTAAATATGGTGGCAAATGGGACTATGGATATAGCCAAGGCTAGAGAGGTTACAAAGCTGGCTGGGCAGGTCAACGAATCATTTTACAGTGAAGTGAAGGTTGCTCGACTACAGATTGATATGGGTAAGGAGGTATCCAAGTTAGGTAGTTTAGTTATTAATAAAGAGGATTAATACGCCCGCCAAGCCTATCGTAGAAGCTCAAATTGTGTGGGCATTAAATGACACTACGGAAAGACGTAGCCCTTAGCCCCTTAATTGGGGTTTTCGGGTAGATAACCACAGGGAGTAACTAATGAATCAACTAACGTATGCGTCAGACCAGCAACTTGTCGATGAAATATCACGCCGTGAAAGGCTTTTAAATTGGTTGCAAAAGTCTGTTAAAACGCCAAGGAATTTAACCCGATCTTTTATTAGCCCTAGTACGCAAGTGGAAACGTGGGATTGCAGAACTGAACTGCAAATTATGGCTGACGTTGAGAGAGCAGCGGAAAGCTTGTTAACACTTAGTTATAACGGCAATAAAATTGAGCCAATAGTATGACATTAAAAGAGAAGCTAGCGCGGTCTAGAGTTGTTAATGATTTATCACTAGAACTCTCTATCTATAACGAAGCAATAGCTGGCAATAGCAAGTTCAAGACTTTCTACCAAGGCAAGGCTGATGAGATAAAGGCCAAAATAAAGGCGTTGATAGGTGAGTAGTTAGCGCGTCTTAAAGTGTCGAAGTTGTACAGTTATATGTACATGAAAGTGCAACCATATTTAGTTACAGGAGTAATGGTGCCGTAATCAATTACGATACCAAAGGGAGAGTAGGGATGAGTCTAGTATTTACACCAAAAATTGCTTATGGGTTTCGAAAGATTAAATTAACTACAGATGATTTAGGTTCAACCAGCCCCGCTCAAGTTTTAGAGCTAATTAAACTACGAATTGAATCAGTACCATTCCATGAAATTGCCAAGAAGCTAGGCAAGTCCAGGTCGCACTGGTGCTATGAGGCCAAGCGTTTGGGTATTGCGGATATTGTATCTAGCAAGAAAAATGAAACAGCTAGCAGGTTTAGCAACGTAAACAAGGATTGCAGAATATGAGCAGATTAATGACGATTGATGAGTATATGGATCGAACCTTTTCTAAACAGTCACAACCTCATGTGAACACTGTTAGGCGCTGGATTAGAGAGGGCAAGCTAAGTGCGATTAAAATGGGCAGATCTTATTACATTGAAGATAATGGTGGAGAAGAGTACGCTAATGATTCCTCTCAAAATAAAATGGACGCTATTATGGCGAAAATTCTAAATGCCTAACCCCCAAGGATTGCCACCAAACCTGTACACCAATAGGTCAAAAGGTAAGGTGTATTACTCTTACAAGCATCCAGTTAATAAAACTCGGCATGGGCTTGGCACTAATAAGCTAGAGGCAGTGAAAGCCGCCAGACTTATGAATGACAAGTTTGAGCAGCGTTTTGAAATTGAGAAGATGTTAGTTGGTGGCATGATTAAAATGAGCGCACTATGCGATGAGTACCGTGCGTCTATTAAGCAGCAGTTATCTGCAGGCAACTTAGCTCAATCAACAGTGGATAATCGCGGCTACACTTTGGATCGCGTCAAGCTAGAGCTAGGTAAGGCCTACGCTAGAGATATTCAAACGATAGACATTACGCGATACCTTAATAAGATGTACGACCCCAAGACAGGCGAAGGTACGGCTAGAGCGCGTGACGTTCATAGGGGCCACCTAATGCTTATTTTTGATTACGCTATTCAAGAGGGTTACGTTGATAAATTTAATCCAGCGGAGCCGTGTTTAAAGGTTAGTAAGAAGCGTGTTACTAGAAGGCATACTGTCGAAGGATGGAACGCCATCTATAACGCAGCAGAGCCTTGGCTGAAAAATGCAATGGATTTGGCAATCTTAATTCTGCAGCGCAGATCAGACTTAGTTGATATTAAATTTTCAGATATAAAAGACGGCCACATAAAAGTTATTCAAAAGAAAAGTATTAAGCATGATAGTGCTTATATTAAAATTGAAGTGACTAGAGAGTTGGCGCAAGTTATTCAGCAATGCAAAGCGGATAATGTGTTTTCTCCGTACCTAATTCATAGAGTGCCAGCAAAACGAACTAAAGCTGCAATGGATACAGGAAATCATCGAACTTATATCACCCCCGCATATTTAAGTAGGGCATTTAAGAAGGTTAGAGATTTGGTTAACCCATATCCTGATTACACAGAAGAAGAACAGCCAGGCATTCATCAAGGTAAGGCGCTTGGTAGTAAATTATACAAACGAAGGTTTGGTGAATCAGCAACAATAATGGCTGGACATACAAGTAAAGAAATGACGAACTATTATGAAGAAGATCCAGATGATATTGAATGGAAGTTAGCAGTGCCAAAATTAGACTTAAAAGCCGATTTAAAGCGGTAGGCTTGACCAACTTTTGACCAACTTTTGACCAACCGTCTTTTTTTGATATTTGGAAATGCTCTGAAACCCTTGTGGTGTAAGGGTTTGAATGGTCGGGACGACAGGATTTGAACCTGTGACCCCCTGCCCCCCAGGAAGGTGTGCAATCAACCGCAAACCCGCGTAGTTACTGGAACAGTGTACTTTTTGACTACCAAAATACTAACCATTACAGCTCAATGAAATCAACAACTTAGCACTCATTTTGACCAACAGTAATCAACACTAAACAATGCGCTAAGGTCGAATTGTACACACTTTGAAAGCCAGAACAAAGACCTCGAAAGAGGGCTTTATATTACCCACAAATCTAATTACAAGCAAAGGCATCAAATAATGAAAGTTCTCATAATTCTAGCAATTGTACTTATTGGAGGAACAGCCGCGTTCAATTTCCCAACCCTGTTATTTATATTAGTCCCAGCAATTGTATGGATTGTTATCAAGGATAAAAAAGGTCAAGCTATTGATGGCTTCATGGGAATGGGATTTGCGATAATGATTATCGGTGGCGTAGTTGCCGTAATAAGAGGCTGGATGGAATAGCAACGATAAAACTAACCATAATTTTATCGTTGCTTTTTATGACACCGCTATTAGAAAGCGCCCTCTGTGGCTTCAGATACTCTCTTAGCTAGTTTATTCATCCTGATCTGAATATCGTCAAGACGGTCACGCTTCGTTGAAGGAGACATAACCCGACTATTGTATATTGCCTGTTGTTGCTTACGCATATCAGACAATGAACGACTCGCCTTGTTAAGCATAGTCCTATACCTTAGTGAGCCTCTATTCTCTTCAGCCAGTTTGCGAGCTTCTTCAAGCTTGCCTTGCTGAGCTAGGAATTTAATAGAACTGTAAATCTCGCCTACTTCACCCATACGGTCATACAAGTCCGTCATGCCTTGAACGCTTCTTGCTGGGCCATCGCCTTTCCAGAACGATTTGATAACAGGGTATTCATTCATGCGCATCTCAGGTCGGTCTGGCGTATCCATTCCCCACCGCGAGAAGTAATCTACAGATGAAAGCATATACGCGCCCATAGTACCCGTATGTCCTTTGAAGATATGTTCTAGCTTCTTAGGGGAAGTGCCTGTCCATTCGCCTAGCTTCTTCATTACGTCAGACGTATAAGAAGAATAACGATCTTGTGGCCTACGGTTTAAGTCACTCGCTCCTTCAATGGGACGGTCACGCCACATATCACGATTCATGTAACCTTCTAGGGTAGGCTTCAAGAACTGAGGCGTTGGATTCAATGCTAGTGTTTCAAGCAGGTTATGCTTAATAGACCACATCAACTTATCATTGCCTTGAGTTTGTGCAACTTGAGTGTGCCAGATACGCTCTGGGATAGTGCCGAACAAGACACCAATCTCAAACGGCTTAGGCAGTCTTAGGTGTTCATCACCTATAAAGAAGTGCCAGTACGCATCCTTATCCCAATCTTCCAACTGCTGATAACGCTCCTCGTCATCGTTGAATGCGGCTAGTGCCATAGAGAATGCGGCAATCTTAATTCCTGACTGCACGACTACGTTACGATATAGTTTCCATCCGTTAGGATCATCCTTCGCAGCACGGGCCAGTTTAGACAAGCCTTGCAATCTCGCGTTTAAGAACGGAACCATATCCGTCATAACGATCATTGCTTGGAAGTTTCCACGAAGACTGTAATCCATTAGGTCTTTAGCTTCATACAAAGCCTGGGCCATCGGCTTGCCAGACTTCAAGGCCGCTTCAAAGGTAGCTAGACGGTTTGAGTTCTCAAGCTTATCACCGATAGTACGATACGCCTGCCAGCCACGTTGAATAGCTTGGCTAGTCTTCTTGCCTCCAGATAGTACAGAATCTAAGTGAGTCTCTATAGCGTCTTGGTTTAAACCTCTAGCCTTTAAGTCTCTGCGAATAATCTGAGCGGTTTCTTCTGGGTCTGCACCATGAATGTATCCACCCTGAAAACTAGCACCACCAAACGACAGGCTGCGGTACTCTTCACTTGAGGTGGCAGCGTTATAAACGCCTCTCATACTATCTAGGCCAAACGTCATATTGTCTTGGTTGATAGCATGAGCATGAACAGCATCACGTACAAAGTTGCGCAAGATGAAGTCTGGCGATGATGTAACGCCCGTAGTAACCAGTCGCTTAAACCAGCGGCCAGTCTTCATAAATGCGCCACCCATGTAATCGGCTTGGAAGTGAGTAATACCTCGCAGCAAGCCTTCATCGTTAACCTTGTAATACTCGTTTTTACCTTCGCGCATTACACGTATAACATCAGGATCACTTGGCGCTACAATCTGCCAAAGCTTTTCAAAGCCCTTGCTATCCAGCTTAGTCATTTCTTTAAGCACTGCTTCTTCACTTGAGTTTGGAATGCCAAGCATATCGGCAACCATCTTCACATACTTGCGGTCAGACCTGATTCGGCTATTGATCTGTGAGCGAGAAACATTAACCTGCTTATACTTCATTGTTTCTTCGGTAAGGAAGCGACTACCCTTTAGATTATCTACAGTCTTGAGTAGCGCGCTATTCTTTAAAGATGAATCGGCAAGCTTGAGCCAGTTAGTAATAATGTTTTCCAGCAAATCACTGGTCGCCATATCGCCGCCAACAAGCTTCTTAATGCCTGAAGTCTGGTGAGAGATACCGCCTGAAGTCTTTGGCCCCATTCGTAGATGGTCATCGGTAGAACGGTAGAATGGAATGTACCACTCACTTTCCCAATCTACTCTGCTGTCAGCATCCAACGTACCAGCCTCTTCTGCTAGGTCTAGCATTGCCTTGTTGATCTTCATGTACTCTTGGCGAGCCGCCTCAAACTGCGCTTCCTTACCCTTATTCAAACCCTTCAAATAAGTAATATCTTCGGCGTTAAGGTTGTTCTCGCGGTCTTGGCTCATAAGCTCGTCACCACGGTTGCCCGCAATCCAGCCCAACCAATTATCAAGGTCTTTACCTAAGTCCGAGAATATTTCCAACGCACCTTGTGTATTCGCTCTACGCTGTACCACACCATCTTTCCATTCTGGTGCGCCGTAGTTAAGAATGCCGTGCATAACGTCAGCCACACCTTTAGCAAGACGAACTCCAACGTGTCCTGAGTTGGCGTAGTCATTAGCAGCTATGCCCTTGCCTACTTCATCCTCTGCTTTCTTAATGCCGTGCGAGCCATCAAATACACCTTCATAAAGACGCTCTCCAAACCCTTCGCTGAAAGGAGACTTGAGTATCTTCTTCATAGCTTCGGTTAGCTTCTTAGTAGGCGTTATTCCTAAGCCCACTTTTGCCAAGGTTTCCTTGTTTCGGCTAAATGCAACTGTACCGTCACCGCCAACACCTGCGTTTTCAACAATACTGTCACGGCTTCGCTTCATTAATAGGTGTAGATCAGAATCATTGAATTTAGCAAGAGTCATAAAGCCCTTGTCTCGTAGCCAACTTCTAAGCTCGCCCATCAATTCTTTAATTTTTCGCTGTAATGCGGGACGACTATCCTCTTGCATATGAGCAATAAGTTCTTCAACGATAATGCGGTTACGCACATCCTCTGGCAAGCTTGATCCTTCCAGCCCGTCAAAGTAATCGTCCAGGTTAATGTTATGCTTTGCTGCTAGAGCCTCAATTCCTTTACGCCCGCCCGCAGCCATGTAGACCTGGTTAAGCTTTATATTAACGCCCTTGCCAAATACTTTCCGTATGCCATAATGACCTAAATGCTCATGCAGAATTACCCGCTCAACATCGGCTTTTGTGGATAGTTCATCTAAAACTATGTAGGTTTTATTGTTATGGAATACGCCTTTTATGCTGTTCTCGGCATCCTGATCTTTTGCATCATCCTTTATCTTTTGAGGAAGGTCTTCGTAGGTGTCAACAAGAACAAACTCGTCACCCCTATTGTCTCCAGCCCAGTCTACGATGATACTGTCGATGACTTCACTTGCCTCATGCGCACTGACGGTAGCACGACTATCTGCTTCCGTGACGGCGGCGGCTTTACTGCTAATGCTAGGAGACCTACTGAAAAAAGTATTACTTGAATCTGCTTGAGCAGGATCAAAAGCCGCGTCAATTGAACGGTATTGGTTCGGATCAAAAGCGATGTAAGTGGTATGGTCGCCCTCCTTTAAAGCCACGCCGTCATAGCCCCTACCTATAAGTTCGTCAATGCCAAGCCTGTCATATAAGTCCCAATCGGCTGGATTTTTTATACGCACATACATGGCTTTAATTACACCACTACCCTGAGCGCCAGCTTCGCCAGCCTCTATTGAGGCCTTATCGGTGGTAGACCAGTATTGAGTGCCGATGGCTCTCTCAGGATCAAAGGCATCGAAATCTTCTTTTGTGCCGTGATAGACGATTTCATCAATATTAAAGCCCATCTCTTTAGCCCGCTCCATGCGAGCGGCGTTAGACATATCAAGCTTGCCAGCCTTATCTGTATCAGTTCTAGAGAATAGTGCAACACCTGAGTCGGTTTCCTTACTCTCCATAACATCAAACAAAGCATCAAGCGCAGGCTCTACTGCAGCTAGCTCTGATTCAGTCGGGTATGGGTATGACTCGTCAAAGTTGCCAGTTACTTGCTCCATAGCATCCCAAGCATCCTTGGGCAGTATGGTCGCTAGGTAATCACTTTCGTAACCACTATTCTGTAACTTCTTAATGATATAAGTTTCAAAAGTTCGTGCAGTCACTTCTATTACAGTAGACCAATAATCCTTCGACTTACGACCATCAAGAACCTTAGCTCTTTCTGTCATGGTCGTGTCTTGTTCAAGCACGCTGACCACGTTCTTAAAGGCGTCATAAACTTCTGGACGCACACCAAAGTCTTTCGGATCAAGCTTGCCGTAAGTAGATTCGCCAGCTTCGTTTTTAATTATGCCTCGTTCCTTACGCTCCTTTTCCGTAATGTAGCCGTTCATGGCTCCCATACGTCCAAAGTAATCATCAAGAGCGTGCCACCATTCATGGGCCAAACTTCCAGCACCATTAATCTTGGTTAGGTTGATAACCACATTGCCAGACTCGTAGTGTGCTGCTGCAGAGTCTTGACCACCGCTACCACGCGCACCAAAGGCTAAGCCTAACTCACCGTTCAGAGAGATTGCTTTAGGGGGTACGCCAATAATCTCAGCCAAGTCTAGCAGGCCGTCATAGGCATTATTAATGTCTTGCTGGCGCTTATCGTTTTCAACATAATTACCGAACTGTACACCACGGAACCCAAAGGTATCACCAAACTCAGCAGAGGTAATATTCTTACCTTTACGGCGGTCTATACCAACACGTTCATTTTGCTCAGAGCGGCGAACATTGCCAATTTTCTTCTTCTGCTTTAACTGCTCAACTAATAGAGCGTTATTATCTCTGGAGTAATTAAGTGCTTCTTGGGCAGTATCGAAGTTACCAAGCTCAATATACTTCCTGGTTCCTATCTTCTTACCTAAGACAAAGCCTTCTTCACCACGGGTAGACCATACATCAAACTTGGTTAGTTGGTTTGATGCGGTACTATCAGGGTTTGAGATTTGCTCTTTTAAGTGATTTACAGCTTCTTCAATCGTGTCAAAGTATGCTGAGGCTCCCATACCTCCTAGTCCAGACTGCTGAGAGCTATCCTTAACTTCCCATTTATTTACATTATTTTTATCGCCAAATTTTGAGAAGAACATCTTCGTTAATTTGAAGTTTCCAATCTCTTGTATAGCATCTGCAGGAATATAATTCGCTATAGAAAGTAGCGGCCTAAGACCATTAAGCTTGTCACCAACTCCACCACCAAGCGTATTAACTACGTGGTCAATTGCTAACTCTCCTGACATTACGCCACTAGCTATGTTCCTTACTTTCTCTACACTCTCGGCCCATCTACGGATTTTGTGAGACTTTCTAGGCTTAGCTGGAATGTTCCCACGTAGGAAAGATATTAAACCTAATATACGCCTGTCCACGCCCGCCTCGGCCAGCTTCACATAGTTAGGCTTAGGGAAAGACTTACTTAAAGGAACTGCCGAAACATCAATATCAGCACTCAAGGCTTCACGAATAGTGGCAGTGTCTTTCTTAGCACCGTAGATAACTTCACCGAAGTCTTCAAATCGCTCTGAAGCTTTATCAACTAAAGCTGTGCCTTTCTTGGTCAATGCTTCAGTAGGCGCTGTATCAGCAGGAGCCGTCTCAGTATCAGTGCTTCCATCCACACTAAGATTTTCTATATCCACTTGCGCTGTATCTGACGATTCAAAAGGATCATCACCTATCGCTTCTCTAATATCTTCTTCGACTGCACCACGACCAATAGCGGCTTCAACAGACTTACTTAGCTCTGGGAAGCGTCCGTCAACATACTGCTGAACCGTTTGGTTAGCTTCATTGTTGGCTTGGAAAAACGCTGCTGCAAACCCCTTTGGAGTAGCACTTCTAGCATTCTTAGTTTTGAGTGATTTGCCGCCATACTTTTTGTGCATGATGGACTTCATTACAGGGTCAACTGGTATCTGAGGAAGGTCAGTGTTGAACTTTCCGAAGAGGTAGGTTTCTTTAGTGTAGGCATCGCCATAAACCCACGGATCAAATTTCATCCTAGCTTTAGGTAATCCAGTAAGCCTTTGGATTCTGCCCATAGGGTTTTCTAATACCCACATAACAGGGTCTAAAGTCTCGATTAGATCAAGGGTCGCAATCACTAAATCCTTACTAGCTTCCGTGCGTCCATCAGCGTCTTTAGCTTTAAAGTGCCTTGCGCCTGACGAAGCAAAGTCAGTACATGGGCAGGCAGCTAATATGCCCCAGATTTCACCTTCAATACCAAGTTCTTCAGAAAGGTATTCGTTTGAAAGCTTTGTTATATCGTGACCGTTTTGTATGTCCAGAGGGATAACATTGTATCCAGCATCTGCATAAGGTTGGCCCCAGTGTCCCGTATAGTCAAATAGGGAAAGGATAGTTTTGCCACCGTTTTCCGCTTTCAATAAGGCGGTTTCGGTTTGTTCAATGGCGCTATCGTTCCATTTATCTGTACCCATTATGTCGCCGTAGATATTTAGCCACATACCTTTAGCGTAAATAATAGCGTCTTCTAAATTATTCGCAGAGTCTTGTCGTGACAATACAGGGGCATCGCTTGTCTCAACCCAAAATGTTTTTGGTTCATGTGTATAACGATTATTGTAGTTTGAGGTGATAACAAATCGCTCACCCACTTTACTGATAGTTATACGCTCGCCGCCGTCTGGCTGCTCATAGTCATCAAGAGTTCGTTGGCGCTCTTTAATCAACTCACTACCTGCTGGTATTACCCAGTCTTCGCCAGTCTTGATTGGTTCTGGCGCATAAACAATATCACTAGGATCAACTGACTTTCTTGCGTCATACACTGCTTCTGGTGACTTGAATAAGCTTGACCGACTACTAACCACATCCTTGAAGTCTTCAGCACTCATTTCGAGTCTTTCAACATCTTCATACAAAGACGTGAAAATCCTACTCTCGTCTAACTCTCTTGGCTCTACGTTTGAGTGTTCAGGCGCGCCATTCTTAGGATTGATTCTTACGCTACCATCATCACGCGCAGTAAACCTTGGGTTAGCAGTCGGTAGGTTATCGCTTACTTCTGTAGTAGATTGGACTTTATTGGTTGGAGCCACTGACTCACCAACTTGGTTGAATAGGTCGCCAGACTGGTCATTTTGCATCGGGTCAGACTGACTCGACAAGGTTGCATTGCCGCCATCAAGCGTTAAGAGTGGGGCTTCTCTATCAATCTGGGCCTTAGTATCACCGCCTTCAATATCACGTCCAGCAAGTGTGGCTAGCTCTGACTCGGTTTGAGTGGTTAGGTCAAAGCTAGAATCTAATCCTGTAGATTCGGATCGTTGATTACTTTGTCCAAGCGATTCATTAACTCCTGCCTGCGCACCGCTAGGAACTTCTCCTTGAGTGCCAGCTTCTTCTGTGATTCCTTCACGTCCACCAACAACTCGTTCCAAGTTTGGCGTCTTGGCTTCTCTGTGCTCATTTCTCTTACTCCAAATAGCTTGGTTTACTTTGTTGATAAACGCCTTATCGTTTGGCGTAGTAATGTACATTTTCGATACTGTGCCAGCATCAACGCCAGCTTCAACCGCTAGCTTAACCATATCTTTAGCAGATACTACAACGCTACTGTCGTTAATATCTTGGTATAACTCTACCCCTCGCTCATCGGCGTAGTCTAGGATATTAGGCTCTTGCATAACCTCTTCGTAAGTATAGCCTGAATCCTTAAAATACTCCTGATTCCGATTTAGATCATTGCCTTCATCGTGATAGTTCATCATTTCAGTAATGACGGCCTGCTGGTTCACACCTAGCTTTTTACCAGATAGTGCTTTAGCTACAGTATCCTCAACATACTTCATTGAGTTCATTGAATCGCTATCTTTAAACCAGTCAGGATTACCACTGGATGTACGTCCAGTGATTCTATCATTGCTGTCATACGTGTATACAATGCCGCCGCCTTTCACTAGGTCGCCAAGCATCCCATTAGTCACGTTACGGTAATTATCATCCGCAAAGCGTTCATCTAGCCCCTGTGCTTTAACTACTTCTACATGGTCAGGATTAGGCTGGTATCGGGTTGTTGGGCCTGTAGTGTCTTCTATCGAAGGCTCGTACTGGTTTAAGTCATTATCATTCACAGCATTAAGTGCTGCTTGGCCACGTTGCTCGTTAGTTGGTCGTGTGGATGTTGTCTGATCTACTGGAGTTGTCCAAGGTACTGTTTGATCTAGGCCGTTATTGGCATTACCAACTTCACGTACAGGGCCACCCAGATAAATTGGGCGATTAGGGAAAACATTGCTAGGCTGGCCATCATAACCAAGCGTCAATGTTTCAGGTACGACTTCAGCTACAGGGGCCGCAACTACTTCTTGAGGAACCTGTGGCGTAGACCATACAGTTTGGCCGTCTAAGCCAGTGTTTGCATTGCCAGTGTTTCCAATAGGAGCGTCACTACCAGAATAGATTACGCCATCTGTGCCAAGTTTAGCTTGTGGAATAGTCCTATTTTCTTCAATGACCTGTTCTAAGTTAGATACAAAATCAGTGCTGAATATATCGTCCGATAACGCATCATCTAACTGAGAATCAATTTCATGTGAGCTGACTTTTGAAGCTAAATCTATATCAGCTAGTTCTTCTGTTCTATGGGTAGATTCATCTTCACCTGTTAAATCGTTAACAACTGAAACGGAACCATCATCATTGTTACGCTTGCTCCATGTTGGAGGAACCTTAGCGCCGTTTTTAAGACCTTGATTAACTTCTACGGCAGTAGAAACTGCAGATGGGCCAGCACTCATGCCCATTGATATAAAGGCGGTATCAATAAAGGTATCTAGTATCTCGTCATTGGTATAGGTTGCGCCCTCACTAGCTGCTACAGCTATGGGGATTGATTCCTGTCCTACCTCTGTAACGGTTTCAGCGCCAACCTTCTTGGTTAGCTTCTTGGCAACTTCTTTAGCTGCTTCGCCATAACCTTTTACTACCAGCTCTTTAACAACCTGGTCGCCCGTACTATTCAGTAGTGTGCCAGCAGGGAATACCTTTCCAGCACCAAACTTATCTAATATGCCGATTAAAACGCCAGCGCCTAAAGCTTTAGCGTTATTAACATCAACGCCTTTGTCTTCCATCTCCTGAGCGGCTTCACCCGTACCCATTAAGGCTGATGAAATATACGTACCACCACCGATAACTAACGCAGCAGGAGCGCTAAATACAGCAGCGATACCCGCCGCTCCAGCGCCTACAAGAGCCGCACCACTAGTGGCAGAGTTCTCTAGCATCTTCTCCAAAACGTAACCTGCAGCGTTACCAAAACCATCCTCATTGAAGGTTTCGCGCAAGCTGCCTCGGTTGTATTGGGATTGATAACCACCGCTAGCAATGTCTATCTTTTGTTGTTCAACAATATTACGGCCAATATTTTCAGCGCCTTCAGATCCAAACAATTCACCAATAGACTGAACACCACGGCCCCATAACTGCTGAGCTTGGTCTACTGAATAACTTAGTGCGCCATCCCTGTCTTCGTCCGTACCTGTGTACTGAAGGTCGTTACTGGCTGATTGCTGTACTGGCCTGGGGGCAGCCAAGAGATTTATAATGTCATCATCATTAAAGCCCGCATTACGAGCGCCTGTTAAATCATAACCTCGCTTCTTGGCTAAAGAGTTCACTATCTCATCATTACTGAAGCCCGCATTACGAGCGCCCTGGACATCAAAATTAGACATAATTTTCCTTAATCTACTACTTTATCGCATCAAGTTTTTCTTCTAACTGTTTAAGCGTCTTCTGCTCATAAATTATACGCGCCTTAATCCTTTTAGAGTTACCTACTTCATTGGATTCAGCACCCATTTTCTCTAGTGTAGATATAGTTTGCTTGAGGCTACTAATCTCGGCAGTTAAGTTGTTTATTTTCCTTTGACCTCTACTTGGAAGTGATGGATCTATATTTAATGTAGTGGCGTCCCCATATGCTAATGGATCAGCGTTGTTAGTTCTCTCTTTAACTGCCTGTGGCTGCGCGTTACTGCCTTGCTGTGGAGTATCAACTTGTGAGTAGAAATCGTCTATTACAGCCGCACTATCAACACTAACTGGATCAACCGCTGCTTGTGGTGTCATTTGCCCACCGACTAGGCCAGAACCGTAGCCATTACCCTTTAGGTACTCTTGCTTATAAGCTTCAAAGGCTTGAGTTCTGCTACCACCAAAGTCTGAGAAGTCTGTTTCATCGTTAGTTGTCCATCCAGCCTGCTCACTAATACGGCTTTCAGCATACTGATCAGCAGCACTCATAACGTCCTGCGGAACATCAGACATAGAGCCGCTACCAGCAATTTGCACTTTATGAAGTTGACCGTCAGTGCCTAGTGAGTATGGGTGCTTAACCCCTAAGTCATCCTCAATCATTGTGATTTTAGGAGCTGTGGTTTTTGGTGTTTTTAAAGCTTCCGCTGCAGCATTAGTCCCAGCTAGGGTACTTGCTGTAGTTGCTCTAGCTTCAGTAAGGGTTTTAGCTGTATCTACAGCATAGCCTTGATTCGTTTTAGCTCGTTTAACTGCAAGCTTATCTACCCTCTCAGCATTTAGTCGGTCAGTTTCACGATTACCTTTAAGGCGCTGTTTTTCTAGAGTTTCAGCCCTAGCGGCTACTGCGTCAGCCCGCAGCTTATCGCCCATTGAGTCTGCAGCACCCTGCAAACCACTACTCATTGAAGCTGCTATCAATCCACCGAAACTCATACGTCACCCCCGTTCTGTACTTCTTGTGGCTGCACCTGCTCCTGCGCACCACCTTGCTTTAATGATGCTTGCTGCATTTGTCGTATCGCTTGCATAATAGCTGCGTACTCCTGACTTTCTTCGGGAGTAATCGCTTCTTTTTGTAATTTATCATCAGCTAATGACACTGCAGCAAAGAATGACTCCTCAATTAGTCTAGGGTCTTTGTCAATTACGCCCGCCTCAGTCAAAATCTCCGCTAGAGCCTTAGTTAGCTGGATCATAGACATTAGCATTACATCTGGATCAACCTTCTTGCCTGCTAGCTTTATACTATTAACGGCCATAATCATAATACGAGCAAGAGTATCCGCCATTTCCTTTGGGCCGCTAGCACGAACAGAATCAACAATAGAATCTGCTGATTTATATAGTAGATTAACCATTTGGCTAGAGATAATTTTATATGCCTCTTTCTTATTGCCATTATTTGCTTGTGGCGATTCCTGATCTACTACTTGTTCTGGCGCGGATTGCTGTGGAATTTCTTCGACCGCCATCGCTTGATTAATTAGACCGTTCATAATAATTCCTTAAAATTTGTATTTGCCGAATATGTCGGTATATGCAGAAATACCTTCGTAGTTTGAAGTAGAGTCTTCAGTATCTTCAGGCAGAACAGCAATATCAGCAGACCCGCCATCGTTAGAGTTATTATCACCTGAAGAATTATTTTGATTATCTCTATTATTTTGTGCCGTAATGACTGTTTGTTCAGCACGGTTAAATTGATCTTTCAAAGAGCCGCTTTTGCCAACGTACCTAGATAGCAAGCCTGCTATTTTAATTGGTGGGAACAGACCACCCGCAATCCCTTCAAGAATCTTCCGTCCCATGCCAGGGTTTCTCAAAGCATCAAAAACTTGCTTAGCTTCAGGAGAGAGATCCTGATAAGCCTGATAAGCCTCTTGCTCAGTCTCATACCCCAAGTCTTTGAACTGGGATAGGTCGATATAATTGGTACTTATGTCGTCAACTGGAACACCGTTAGAAGATCCTACTTGCGTATCTTTGTTGTTAGTGGATTGAGTGCTAATGTCATCAACTTGAACGCCATTAACTACAGTCGTGTTTCGGTCATCGTTAGTGTCTAAGCCTCCACGCATATAAGCATCTGCATCACGCTTAGATATTGAACTTGTGGTTATCTCGTCAAATACATTTCCAAAAACGTCTTCTTTATTAATCCCTCTACGTTCATTATTTTCCTGAATTTTAGTTATATCAGCCTGTAATTCTAATTCACTAAAATTCTGATCTGAGTTATTAGCAGCAACCTGGCTATTATGCTCATTACCTTTAGAGTCATAATAAACTTGACCTTGATACGGCGTTGTCACTGCGGTTGATGGCATTACCCCAATTGGATTTTCACTTACAGTGTTAGCTATAGTTGTATTAGCTGCCTGAGATTGATCAGCGTTATTTTGATTTATTCGATCTGTAATCTTCGACCCTTCAGTAAGCATCCGTTTCGATTCAGCCTCAATAGCAGCGTTTTCAGCCGCCACGGATTTACGTCTATTAATAATACCCTCTGACCGCACTTTATCCGCTTGAGCTTTAAGTCGCTTAGCTTCGGACGCTTTACGCTTTTGAGCCTCGCTTGCTTTAGCCGCTTCATTGATCAGATTTAATTCAGCCATTTTGTCAGCTTCGTTTTTAATAGCGTTATTTTTCGCTAAGGCTGCTGCTCTGTTTTCAGCTTGAGATGGCCCTGGGGAAAGATCCCTTCCAAAGAAGCTACCCCTGCCATTACCATTCCCGCTACCGCCAACATTATTACTAACGCCTGCACCATTAAGCGATCCACCACGACTTAGGCCGACCAAATTTCCTGAACTATCTCTTAACGCCATGCTCTAACCTCCCATCTGATTGGCTAGAAGCCCTTGAGTTAAAGTGCCTCCATCTGCCGTTAGATTCTTAACGTACCCGCCAATGCCTCCATATTGAGCGTAGTGTCGATTGTCCGTTCTGCGCTGACGCAACTCCTCTAACTCCCTATCGCTTTTGCTTTTCTCTTGCGCGGCTAAATACGCAACGGCTCCCTTACCAAGACCACTGGCAAGACCTGCAGCAACTTCAGGGTTTTTTCCAAGCCATTTAAATGACTCGCCTACAACCTCACCACCCCAGTCCCATAATTCTTCAAAAAAATCGAACATAAAATCACTTCCTTTTTAATACGTTATTGATCGGACTATCACTACCGTCCACATCTTTTCTAGCTGCCTTAGCTAACCTATGTTGAAATTGTGTCTAGCGTAGTCCAACCTTGCTCCCAAGATGGGGTCTCTTCATAAAGTGTCTTCGTCTTAGTGAGGTGTAGAGTTAATAACGTAGCCTGATCAGCTAGCATTGTGGTCTTATCCTCTCCAGAAATTGTGTTAGAAGTTTGAATTTCGTTAACCGATATTGCACTTTGCTTCATAAGATCATTAGCTGCATCCAAGTAACTACCTTGAGTGTTGGCATATACTTCAGCGTCAATAACGCCAATGTCTAAAGCTGACTTCGTTTTCGCTAATTCGAGGTCATTTTCATGGCCTAGAGTTTTTGCTTCTGCCTCCAATTTACCCTGCAAATTAGTGTTAGCCGTATTAGCTGCCGCTAAGGCTGTTGCCGCTGTTTTAGCGTCCGCCGTCCTTTGTGCTGCCGTAAGAGTTTCTTGTGCTCGTTTTGCATTACTTTCAGTTACTACCGCTGCTGCTGCTAGCGCATCCCGAGATACAATAGCTGCTCGGTTTACCGCCTCACGAGCTACTGTATTCGATTCAGATAACGCATCACGAGCCACTGTATTCGATTCTAATAGCGCATTCCGAGCTTTAGAATTGGATTCCAATAACGCATCACGAGATACGGTATTCGTTTGCGATAACGCGTCACGAGCTACGGTATTTGACTCCAGTAACGCATCACGAGATACGGTAGCTTCTCGGCCTAACTTGCTCTCAGAGGCCGCGCCTTCTCGGCGTAACTCACTTTCACTAGATGTAAAGCCTTGCTGGCTATCCTGAAGTTCTGTCTTAAAGTCTCGGTCTAAAGAGGCTTGGCTGCTATCGTGTTCCTGAGAGCTTTCTTGCACCGCTAACTTACTTGCTAAGTTCATGCCAATTAAGCCCTGACCAGCATACTGGCCAGTACCCGCTTGTTGACTGAATAATTGGTCGTTCAACCCGTAACTATTATCAAAGCCCTGTTTGCTTAGGGCAGAATCGGTGCTGTATTTATTAGCAGCAGTTGCGAATTGATTCTCTGCAGCCTGGTTGGTCAAATCTTGCTTGCTGTACGTTGATGCGTCTGCTTGAGCTATCGGCGTAGCGTAATTGAACATCGCCTCTTGCCCTGCTTGTACCCCCATAGACGAGTTAAGCAGGCCACGCTTATTAGCGGCTTGTGCCGCACGGGTTTTAGCTCGCTCAAGCATGGGATTGCCCGAGGAGAATATATTATTAAGCTGCCCCTGAACCGTTGAGTTCGCATTCACTTGACGTGTTATAGGCGAATTAAGGTTTGGTTTAGTAGGGTAAGGTAATTGACCAAGAGCCATTTTGTCTCTCCATTGTGTTATTGGTTACTAATAATTTGATTAAGGTAGTTGTTGATTCAGGAACGCTTTAAGGTTTTTTAAATATTCGAGTCCCGCTAGCAATGGTAGTTGCCCCGCTAGGTCGTGATGCAAACCACCAACTTGTCGCCATGGACGCTAGGTTAACAATCGACAGCATTATCATTTCATACAACGCTAGCGCCGCTACAGGATCAACACTCTCAAGACCGCCTGTGACATTCTTCAACACTACAATAAACTGCCAAACGTACCAGTAAAGTACACCAGTGATAATCGGCCTTACTGCTGACTTAATTGCGCCTGAGAAGCTACCTTTAGTTTTCTGTGATTCCTCAAAAGCTCTAGCTTCTGATGTTTGCTGACTAGCATTCGCGTTTGCTTGAATTAACTTTAATTCATATACCTGATTCTGAGCGGCAACAATTCGGTCTTCACGCCTGTTCAGCCACCCAAAGAAACCACCGACAACACTGCCTGCGGTTGATGATGTGATAACCGACAATAAGCCTGCAATCATTACTTGTTACCTCCTGAGTTGACGTATATGGTGAACCAACCTGCGCCAGCCGCTAAGATAGCAGCGACAAAGCTAGCTTGTTGAGTGCTTGGGGCTAGTAAGTGCATATACCAATATGAGGAGTCGAGCAGTAAGAACATATAAGCAAGCATCATCATGCGAGGCACAATTCGTAACTCATTCATGTGCTTTGCAATGTTTATGATCAATACTCTCCTGATCTAATTATCTCTGCGATAGTGATGGCTCTTTGGCCTACTTGTGAGGCCCATCTACTATCCAAAAACTCCACGGCTGCAATCTCATAATGCCCTGCTGACATAGCTGCTAAGGCTTTCTTAAACTGCCTCAATCTTGGCAATCCAATGTTGAAACATATGTCAAGCATAGCGTCTTTTCGCGGCACATTGCATTTTTTAAACCATTCAAATGCTTGAGTTAATTCGGCTTCAACACGCTTTACGTCATTGGCTAAAAGGTAGTTAATTTCATCGTCAGATAATCCAATACCGCCATCTGAATCTATGTTGCGACCTACGCCAATTGTGGTTTTGTTTGCTGTACATTTGTATGCGTGAGTTTCTACGCCCTCATGGCGTCTTAGCATTTCGATAATCATGCTCATGCTGCCGCCTCTAACTGGCCGATACCTACTTTGTGGCGTTGAATTTCTCCATGCTGCTTGTCATACACGATTGCGCTCATAGTCCGTTTAGCGCCATATCCTGAATCCGAGTGCCATGCGTCTGGCGCTGGCAGAGCTTGGAATGTTTCACAAAGCATTCCCCCAATTTCAACGGCAGTGTGATGATGCACATGGCCCATAAGAAGGTGCTTATGCGGTAGTCCCCAGTCTTTAGCTAATGACCTGGCTACATACTCAAATGCTCTCTGCGGCTTCATACGGTCGCCGTGGTGCGTTACAAGAAGGTTATTGCCGTAGGTAAGATTTTGAAACTTGTGGGCATTATCCATAATCGTTACTCGCGGCTCACTCTCGTAGAACCCCTGCAACATGACGTTAATAACCCTAGATGTGTTGTCGTTGTGATTTCCGCGAACCATCATTACGATGATGTTGTTATGGCTTTCTAGCATCATCTCAATAGACTGACGGTATATTCTCTGGCAAGCGGCTATCATTTCGCCATAGTCGCCATCCATATCCATGTGGTTATTGCCTGACGTGGTGGTTCCAGCTTGGTTATCAAAGTGCTGGAAATCACCTAAATCAAGCAATAGAGCCGTATCCGATCCGCCCGTAGCTTTAATTAAAGAGCTAACCGCTTCAAGCGTTACTGCTTCTGCTATTTCTAGCGTCCATTCTCCCTCGCCTTTGTTTCGGCTATTGGAAACTTTCATGCCTATATGAGCATCACCTATAACAATCGCTGTAAGCTGCTCAGGTAGGTCTTTAATGGGCTTTCTTGGAGTAGGGTTATACTTAGGCAGATCTTCCATTAAACCATCTGCAAAGGCTTGTAAGGCGGCTTCTTGGCTTTCTTTCTTTAAATCACTTTTAACCCACTGACGTATAGGTTTGCCGTCCTCATCGTAAAACGTGCTCACTCCCTTAACGATGTGAGTATCAGGGACGCTATGAACATAGTTATGCTGGGGCGACCAGCCTTGCTTCGCTGCCTGTTCCTTGGCTCGTTTAAGTGTGCGCTCTAGTCCTCGATGATTGATCCCTAAAGCTGTAGCTGCCTTTGCTTGAGAGCCGTATTTGATAACAGCGTCAATGATCTGACACTGCCTTGGAGTTGCAAACTCTTTAAGATTCTCTAAATCCATCACGAACCCCTCAACATAAACGCTACGCTCGACACTAATGCCACGATAAGGATGCGAACAAACCACTCGTTTGAATTGCTGGTTTTACCCTGCAAAGCGATTGCAATTTTATTAGCATCAATCTCTCCACTGTGCTTATTCAATCGCCTGTCTTGGGTATTGTTGTGCTCCTCCAGTGTTTCGATTTTTGTGCCATGCTTTATAAGCATTGACATTGCATCTGCGAGCTTGTCTATTTTTGCTTCCAGTCTGTCAAAACGCGCATCAGCCTCCATCAGTCTTCCTTTTCTATAAGCAGCACTAAAACCGCAAAGCTGCGTTGGTATATCTATTAATAGGGTAAGTGCATCTACTTAGGCCGCTAGTGCCTTGTAGATAAGTTGGTTATAAATTACTTGGTTTAAGTGCTAGGCTTATCTCTAGCGTGATAGCTAAGACCCTGGCTTTATTTATACAGGTAGATTAAAAGTGATCCACGTTAATGTGTCTTCATCCCACTCCGTATCTTCATGCGCCTGCGTCACTGGAGCTTCCCACTGACACGTTGACTCAATAAGCACCCAGCTTGGGTATGGCTTAGGTGCTATAAAAGCATCTCTTACAGGATCATAAGTAAAGCCCATACTTGCATTGTTCTTATAGAGACTACTATCTGATGCAAGCCATGTGCCGCCAAGTAGTGACGTACAGAAGTCTATACCGTTTACATCCGTTAACGCTTCATCAGCAACTACAATCACTTGAGTTACTACGTTGTTTTCTAACTGTGCGAAGTTTGCCATTATGCTGTGTAACTCCCTGAGCCAGTGAACATGATTATAGTGTCAGTACCTGATGTGGTTATCGTTGGGGAGCCTGTGTGGGTTCCTGTGTAGGTTGAGGTTGCTATACGTAGGATTACTGTGCCTGATCCACCCGTGCCTCCATACCCTGTGCTATACATACCACCGCCGCCACCTGAGCCTGTGTTAGCTCCACCGTAGCCACCATGTGAACTAGTTGATCCGTTCTGTCCTGCATTAATACCACCTGATCCAGCCACGCCTCTTTCAGTAGTATTATCATTACCACCACCACCCCCGCCGCCTAGACCACCCGCCGCCGAATATCCTGTGGAATATAAACTACCACCACCACCTGCGGCCCATCGGTATGATGTACCAGTGATGTTAGAGGATACGCCTATACCACCAGCACCTGCATTATTACCAACAGCATTAGCACCTACAGCAGCTGAACCACCACCACCTGCGGCTTTATAGTTAGTGGAGCCAGATGCACCGCCTGCATAACCTTGCCCTGCCATACCTGCGGCACCTACTGTGTTTGTAGGATAGCCACCAAAACCTCCGCCAGAGCCACCAGATGTAGGGGTTATATTATTATAACAACCACCTCCGCCGCCACCATTAGTAGATACAGTAGTTATTCCTGATCCTGATAGGGTTGAGCTTGAACCTGATCCACCTTTAGTGGATGCAGTTCCTCCAGATCCACCTGTGCCTACAGTGACCGTATATACAGATCCTGCTGTCAGCGTAAGGGCTGCTTGTGCAGAAGCACCACCTCCTGATACTGAACCCCAAGAAGTACGCAATCCGCCAGCACCACCCCCGCCTCCCATTCTACCGCCACCTTGACCACCACCAGCAATAACAAGGAAGTTAGTTGTATAGTCTTTTGGAGTACCACCACCCATCCTCATTCTATTGGCTATCATTGCATGTCAGCCCCAGCAGTAAATCCGTACCAAGTAGTACCTGCATCAAGTGTTATAAAGGAGAATATGTCTACACCAGCAGCAGTTAAATCAGGCGCTGTGCCACCTGCCCAATCGACTGACGTAGGCCATGTGATTACTGGAGTAGCGCTTAGTGTTGCAATTAGAGTGAATGATCCCGCCTTACCAGAAGCAGGAGGGTTAGAGAAGGTTAGGGTCTGTGATCCAGCAATAGACTTGGTTTGGACATTGCCTAATGAAAGGTCAACATCGTTAGCTGCCATTGCTTGAATTGTCTCAGAGTAATCTTTAATCTCAGGACGCTCTAGTACATTATCTGCTAGGTTCAAGGATGCTGATCGTGTCTCTGCTACGTCCGTCTTTGATGTTTGAGCATCATAAGATTGTACTGTAGATCCTATATTGGAATCAGCCAACCTTGATGACAGTTGTGTTTGTACGTTAGAGGATACACCTCGCATGTATTCTACAAAATCTCTTGCTTTAGACATTTGTTATACCTCCTCTGGCCATGTGATTTCATTAGGGAAGCCAGCTTGAGCCGTAATGTCCCTAAGCGCCTGCCTGTATGTAGTCATTTCAGCGTTCATCGTTACGTCAGTTAGGGCGTAGTAGTCTGTGGCTGCTATGAGAGAGTCACGCTCCTTACGAACTGAGGCTGCCATAACTGCTATATCTTCTGCTGTTGGAGCAGGCTCACTGAATACTGAACCATCCCACAGGTCGCCAATCTTACCGCCTAATGAAGCATCAATCAGGTTAGGCATAAAATCTAAAGAATCCACCTCTATAGTGTTAGTGACTTTACCATTTTCTATTACATGTGCTTTCATTATACTATCCCCGTGATTACAACTTCGCCTCTGCCACCATCGCCACCATCACCACCTTCAGCTTTGGTAACAGCGCTTTCATTTCCACAGCCGCCGCCGCCACCCCCACAACTCCATCCTCCATCTCCACCATTACCAGACCTCGCTGTTGAGCCAGTAGTTCCTGTATCTGGGCCAGTAGCACCGCCGCCACCGCCTTCTCTGACTGATATTGATATATTCTCACCATGCCTATTAGCCAGAGTTGCTGACGCTACACCACCTGTACCACCACCGCCTAGACTATAAGTCCCAGTAACACCCCCAGCACCACCATTAAATTCATTAGCAACATCTGCAGAAGGTATACCAGAATGAACACCTGCACCGTTACCTCCCGCAGCACCACCAAAGATTGACCCATAGCCTGATCCTCCTGTTCCGTTGTTGCTTGGGGATACTCCGCTTCCACCTCCATAAATAGACGCAGCTTCGGTTGTGCCACCGAAATCGGAGCCAGTTAGTGTAACTCCTGTGATAGACCCCCCTATCGCGCCCTGCAAGCTAGCATCATCACCTTTAGCGCCACCTGCACCACCGCCGACTGAAACGATAGACCCAACAGAACTACTCCCACCTGAACCACCATAATTACCATCGGCAGCAGTCGTACCCGTTGCGCCTAAACCACCAGTACCACCTGAAGCGACTGTAACTGTTATATTGCCAACAGGTATGTCATAAAAACCGCTAAAAAACGCGCCACCTGCACCACCGCCGCCACCGTCAGCATTATATGTCATCATAGCTCCACCGCCACCGCCGCCACCACCGCCAGTTAATTTAATGAAAGTATTGGAGTAACCCGGCGGCTGAGTAAAAGTAGTAGTTGATGTATATGTGAGTGCTGAAAATGCCGTAAGTACAATGCTTAGAAGTTCTGTTCCATCACACTGGACTAACCTCACTTCACCCGGATACATAATAAAAGTAGCTAGCGAATCAATCGTTTCAGCACCATTGGGATCAAGTGTGATATTACCTGTCCCTGCGTTGCGTATATAACAGAACCACCCATCGCCTAGCGTTGTTGCCGCTGTGAATGTCTGTGTGAATGTACCACTAGTAATATCAATAAGTTTACTATTGTCACCAAGTGCTAAAATTGTATTACTTGTTCTTGCTACTCTGACAACACTTGACCCAGCCACGCCCCAACTAGCAGCACTACCATCAGTCGTTAAGAACTTACCGCTGTTAGTAGCCTGTGTAGGCAAGGCATCTACACCTGTTAACCCAGAACCATCACCATCAGGTGCTAATACTGTCACCCCAATATCAGCATCATTTACGATGGTTGCATCATAAGCCTGTACAGCCGTGCCAATATCAGCATCAACTACGTTAGTTCGTGTTAGCTCTACTATGTCTCTTACTTTACTCATAATGTCATTCCTTCAAGGTCTGCAACGGTGGCGCCTGCTGAGTTCACTAGAGCTTCCTTTGCATTGCCCTCAGAGCGTGTTGCCTCAATGTAGGTGAACACCGCCTCGTTATCATTTAACTCTACTGTCTCATCAACTGAGATAGTTCCCAGCGATTCTTTTCTGGTTAGAATGATAGACTTGGCTGCCATGTTTCTCTGTTTGGTTTCGTCAGCAGTAGCAAGGATTGAATACCGTGTGTTCATATCTATAAGGCGTGTTAAGTTGCCCTGAATAACCTCTAAAGGTAAGTAAACTAAATCACGTGAAGTGATGCTTTGTGTTGCTGTTACTGTATGTACGTCAGTGGTGTACTTGAAGCTAGGATCGTACTCAGGCATCGTATCTACTCGCTCTAACCATGTGCCTTTATCAGAGGGTGTTGGTATTTCTTCAGGGACGAAGGTTGCTGTCTGTACTATTGAGTTATCTTTGATTAAATCATATTGCATGTTGTTCTCCTAAGATTGGCCTACGTCAGTGGATGGGAATGAGCGACCATCGCCCCACAGGATACGGACTATCCCCGGGCCACCATCGTTCCCCACGCTTTCTGCCGCTGAGCTATGTCTGTAGAATGACCCACCTGCCCCAAAACCATCAGATGACGAGGGTAGTCCATAAGACCGCCATGTCCACCAAGGGTTCTCACCGTCTAAGCCGCCTGAGCCTCCTTTACCACCTTGACTGGTAGAACTCTGACAACAAGCCCCTCCTATCCCATTTGACCCTTCTCCGAGCACACCTACGCCGCCAGAACCTCCAACCTGTAGGTATGTATCGTTTTGTGTCCCAACACCACCAGAGCCGCCCCCACCTCCGGAGCCAGTGTTGCCTGTAACTCCCCCATCAAAAGTAGCTAGCAGCATTGACACCCCTGCACCTCCTGCGCCAGAGTACCCTCCAGAACCACCACCACTACCTGCACTATATGCTGTGGATATGTACCCGCCAGTTCCGCCAGTTCCGCCAGAGCCAGTTATGGCTGATCCACCAGTAGCGGCTCTGCGAGTAGCAAAGCCGCTGGTGCTAACACCAGACCATCCCCCACTCGCTTTGCATAACGTTGACGCTCCAACCACCAAAGAATCTTCACCATCTGGTCTGGTATTCCTGTAGCTTTGATTAGACGTTCCAATGCTATGACGGCCTGTAGTGACTGCTAACACATCGCCAGATGCAACTGATATATTATTTACCCAAGCTAGTCCTCCGCCACCACCACCACTACTGATTGCAGTCTCCGCAATACCTGCGGCTCCAGAGCCTACACAAAGAATAGAAATACTGGTAACACCAGCAGGGACTGTCCAGTTAATTGCTGCGCCATTTTGCTGCTGTAGAAATACTGCTTCCCCACGAGCAGGCGACCCTACTGCAAAGTAATCACTTAACTTACTCATACTGAAACCCTCCAGTCAGTACCCACGTAGACAAACTTAGAATTACTGTTGTCTACATCCAGTGTCATATCCGCTGCCAGCGCCATAATAGTCTGACCGTTACGTGCAACTGTTACAGATACTGTGGAGAAGTTACCTTTAATATCTTGGATGTTTACTACGTCATTCTGAGAGGGTGAGCTAGGCAGTGTAATAGTGAAAGCACTTGTTGTAGCTGTGTCAGCGTAGATGTGGTCATTTGAAATGGCTGTATATACTGCCGTCTTAGTTAAGTAGTTAGGGTAGGCTTGTACTGTAGAGCCAATATCTGCATCAACCATAATAGTTGCATCATAGGCTTGTACATCCGTGCCAATAACCAAACCTAAGTTAGTACGTGCTGTAGCTGCGCTAGCCAAGTCACTCAAGTTATTGCTTAGCTGAGCAAACTTTGCATCAGCAGTACTTTGAGTATATGTATCAGCTACCGTGAATGTACCGTAAGAGATGATATTAACTATATCCCCAACTGTAGCGCCTACAGTAAGAACAACAGTGGTTCCAGTGGTAGCAGTAAAGTCAGCAGTTACTTGAAGCTTAATACCATTCAGGTACACATCAACGAATCCTGCGGTGTAGGCAGATACAAAAGAAGTCTGTGATGCTGTAGCGATGTATACTCTGCGATCCGTGTATTCCGTACTCTTCAATGCAAATCTAGCATCAGCACCTGCTTGTGTGTATGTATCTGCTACAGAGAAAGCACCAAATGCAATAATGTCAACTATGTCCCCTACAGTAGCACCTGTAGAAAGCACGACTGTAGTACCGGAACTAGCAGTAAAGTCAGATCCCGCATATAACTTCATACCGTTCAAATATACATCTACAAACCCTGCATCATATACAGCAGAAAATGTTGTTTGTGCTGCAGTAGCTATATAACTTGTTCTCTCAGAAGTGCCGTTAATTGCTGAACCAGCATCTGCCCAACTAGAACCATTCCACACACGCATAGTGTTAGCTACAGTGTTGTAGTGTAGTGCGCCTGTAATTAAAGCGTCACCATCATTATCTACGGTAGGGTTGGTGCTCTTTGCTCCAAGGTAGGTATCGTCAAAGGAATCATAAGAGGCTGCGGCTGCGGTAGCAGAGTTAGCTGAGTTGGTGGCTTGGGTAGTCGCTAGACCAACCTGAGTAGTGGCTAATGTCACCTGAGCAGCTGCTGAGGTCACTTCACCCGCAGCTGATGTTGCGCTTCCTGCGGAGGCTGTAGCTGAGTTAGCAGCATTGGTCGCTGACGTGGAGGCTTCACCCGCTTTAGTAGTTGCTGTTGCTGCGTCCGCGCCTGTAGCAATGCGGTCTAAACCTGTTTGTACTTTATCAGCTTCTGCTAGAACTACGTCTGCGTGGGTAAGCACTACGTCCGCGTTTGTGGCTATTTTGTCTAAGCCCGTTTGTACTTTATCTGCTTCAGCAAGAACTACATCAGCATGGGTTAAAACCACATCAGCGTGAGTTAGAACTACATCGGCATTGGTGATAACTACATCGGCGTTAGTGAGGACTAAATCATCGGCTGCGGATGAGGCTGAAGCAGCAGCGTTTGTTTCTGCGGTTTCGGCGTTTACCTCTGCTGTTTCTGCATTTGTCTCTGCCAGTTCGGCTGCGGTTTGTGCTGTCTGCGCTGCGGTCTTTGCTGTCTCAACGTCTACAACGTTAACTGCCATCGACATCTTAACAGCGGTAACGTCTGTAGCTAATACGCCAGAGGTGTGATCTACAACAACTGAGTAAAGGTTCTTAGTGCTACTGTCGCGTACTATATCGTTTTTGATATAAGCTGTTGATGTTAGCCAGTCACCTTTCCATTGAAAGGCCGAGCTAATAAGAACTAAATTGCCACTAGCATCGAAGCCAATCTCTTTGTTAGCACGGTTAGGGCCAGACTCGGAAATAAGCTGGTCGCCTGCTGTGCCAACTGGAAGCTTAATTGCTCGATTAGTGATCGCTTCGACATTATCAAAACCTGTCTCTGAGGCATCGACTCGATTGTTAATATCTTCTGAGCGGGCAGTTGTGCCTGCAATGAGGTCCGAAGGTTTAGTGAAAGTATTACTCATCTATTTAAGCCTCGTAAGGAGTAGTTCATTTGTACACCTTCAACGGTGAATGACGGGTCTGTGGCGCTTGAATGGACAATCAATAAGCTGATGTTCATGCCGCTGCCGTTTAAATATGCGTCTGCTGATGCGACTACCGCGCTAGACCACACGAAGTCACCCCAGGTTGCTACATCCCAAAATCCACCGCCGCCGTAAACAGTCGTTACTGATGTTGAAGATGAGCCGCCAGTTCCATAATCGTAGTCAGCCAAGTATTCAAGCGATGCCTGGCTACCCGTAGATAGCTCTAATGTCGCTTTTCGGAATCGTTTCTTTTTATGGGGAGTGTTAAGACTGGTATAAGGTAGTCGCAAGTAGGATTTTATAACCTCGCCATTAAATGACGTACCACTATCCATCACCATAACGCTTCCATCGGTACAGCCTGTGTAGCCCTCAGTGATATAGCTAGGCGTATGTTCTAAGCGCCACGTACTAAACCCGATGATCTGCCTATTTATAATCGTGGCAACCAGTACAGTCATATCGCTAAAGAATAAGCGGTATTGGTTTTTATCACGGTTGACTGTTGCGCCTACCATAAGGTTCTTTCTAGCGTCTATGAACGGCTTAACAACAGCCGACACACTGGCAGACTCAAAGTCACCAAACGCTTGCGTAGCGGTTAAACTGCTTAGGTCATCGCCATTAAAATAGTAAAGGTCTGCATCCATCTGAACTTGCGTTTTAGGTGACGCACCAATCGCAGGAGAGAAGAGCTTTAAATCCCAATCAGAAGCAGATGTGCCGTATAGAATAGAGACTCTATCGCTACCAGTGATAGCTAGAGCGTTACCTTTCATACTGCTAAAGCCAGTCACTTCTGCGCCGATACCAATCTCGCCCGCACCCGTTACTAACGTCCAGCTGGTAGGATCTCCCACTGCGCTATGCTGTATAGAGCCGCCAGTGAATGACAGGAATAAATGGTTCTTATGTACGCCGACATACGAAGGTGTATCTGTAGTCATGCCGGTTGTCAGTAGCGTAAGGGTAGTGCCATCAAACTGAAACGCTTTACCTACACTATTGCAGCCGAACATCTTTAAGCTACTAGAATGGCCAGCGAAGTTATGATTGATAAACTCGTAAGCGCCGCCAGCAGGAAGTGCCGGAGTCGTTACAACAGCCCATCCCGTAGAGGTGCTTTTGTGCATAACACAAGCTGTTCCACCTGCGTTGTCTCGGAATGCGTACACAACATTGTTGTAATCCCACACTCCTCGAATCGGCCCACTACCAGTAACAGCTAAAGGCGTTCCACCCACGCGTCCATCAAAGATCGTGTAGCCATCCATGCGGCGGTATCCGCCATTCATAGCGCACTCAAAGTTCTGAGCTAAGATTGCCTTGCCTGGTGGTATTTGTAACGCAGGGCTAATGAGGTCTAAACCACCACCTAATGCCCATGATTTAGATAAAACGCTCAAGCAATACTCTCCCTGCCAAACGTTATTTCTGGTATTTCACGAGCTTTCATAGAGTGCAGCCAGGCGTTTAATTGCCGCTGTGCATCTTGATACAATTCAGGTGCATCTTGCTCTGCAGCTAAATAAGCCATGGCTTTGTATAAAATAGCTTCGTGATATTCTTCACTTAAAAGAGGAATGTCATTATTAGCAACGAGTATTTGTGGCCTACGGTAATACTCAAAAAGCACTTGGTAGGCTTTGGTTGGCGCTACGTTTAATACAAGTACATCATCTGGCCGAATGGTAAACGCAGTTGGGTTTTCAATAGTTACTGATAACTTAGCCCAGTCGTGCCATTTGATATGCTCAAGAACTGTAGTCTCATCGCCATTAACTAATCGTACCGATGTTGTAATCCACGATTTTAGCTCAGGAGAAAGCGCGAGGTTGGTTACTGGGTTATATTCAGACTGGCCTATAACTGTATCAAAGCTGCTGCTCTGCCAAAGAAAGCGCCAATCACGCATCCCTTGAATTTCAATCCACGCACGTCTAACCCATTTCACCGCCTTTAAGGAGATTCCAGTTTGGCCGTTGACCGAAAACACGCCCTGATCAGACGTACCTGATTCTTTAAGTAGATCATCGCAAAGCGTTAGGTAATTCAATGGTTACACCTTTGTGTACGGGTAGCGTTTAACATCACGGCTCACATCTTCGCCTTTTGGGCCTTTGGAGAATTTCGTGATAATAGCGTTGTCAATTACGCCAAGGACTTCTTCTGGTAATTCAACTTCGACTTCGCGCTTGATTTGATACGCCTTGCCGTTAACAGAGGTGAAAATATCAATACTTCCTGCTTCACCGTCTTGGTTATGAAAAATAACTGTGGTTCGTTTTGATTTTGGCGCTGCAACCGAAGACTCGGCTTTAGCCATCAACGCTGCTTGAGCATCAGCTAAATCCTGATTATCAATTGCGCTATCTTCTTTTTTACTTCTAGCCATCTTTTTTTACTCCAAAAAAAAGGCTCCGTTTTAAGGGAGCCTTTGGGGGGAATAACTAACTAATCGTTAGTCGGTAACTGCTGATTCAATACGAACCATCCAAGCGTCATTCAAAATAACTGCAGTTTGCATACACTTCCAAGAAGCATGACCACGCTGACCTAATGGATCAGAAGCGGAAGGCTTAGGGTTAACAACAGCAGGAGTCAATGAAGTCTTACCCTTTAGAGGGATAATGCCGTAAGCATCTTGTGAGATGATTAAGCATGGATAAACGTCCGCGCTAGCAGAGTCAGTTGAGATCATTGCGCCTGGAGTGCCGCCAGTGCTTGCCCATGGCTGGAAAATCGTTGAGTAGATATAACGAACATCGTCAACCTTGCCCAATTCATTTTCATACGGGGTAGTCGTGCCATACTTTTCAGCAGGAATGAAGTTAGCGAAACCGCGAATCACTGATTCCATATCTGGATGAATCAAACCAATGAACGAAGCCTTAACCGCTTCAGTGCCGTATGCTGGAGTAGACTTAACTACCTTAGTGATAGCACGGGCATTTTGACGTTTAAGTGAACGTGTAGCTTTACGCTGAGTAGCCAATGTCATTTCAGAGGTTACTGCACCGCGAGAAGCGCCGTTTGAATAAACTACGTTAGTGCCAGCCTTCAATACATTGAAACGTACAGTCTCAATAGTTTGAGCAGCTTGCTCGCCCAAGATTTCAACAGCTTCCATCAATACTGGATCTTCGTGAGTATCGATAACCACGTCAGTGATAGTTACAACATCACCGTACTGGTCAAGGGTTGCAGTTACGTCTACGTGAGTTAACTGCTTTGAGCTAGGTGTTACGCCCTCAGTAAGAGGAGTAGTAGCTAGACTTAGAGCAGAGTAACGGCGAAACTTTTGGGTCTTGCTGTCACGGGTAGGTAGAGGTTTAGATTGACCAAACTTCTCTAGGATTAAATGTGGAAGACCACGCTTGAGCATTTCTGCAGAGGCATGAGCGGCGGTACGAGGTGAAATGTCACCATAAGCTGTATTAGCCATGTTTATGTTCCTTAAATGTTTTAACTATCCGCATACATATCAAAGGCAGCATCAAAGTCATCTGGAGCGGATTGCCCATTAGAGGCTCGCGTAGATTTGCTGCGAATACCTGCAGAATCATTGAGTTGCTTTTGTCGTTTGCGTTGGATTTCGGTGACGTTATTGCCACCTTGAGTATGATTATCTGAGTAATTCCCCTGCGGCTGAGAAGATTTGAAATATCCGATTAGTGCAGCGGCATCCTCTGCGGCCTCACTGTGGATTAATTCTTTCGTCACGGCAGGCTGATTATCCAGCCAGACAGAAAATTCAGTTGAAGCGACTATCTCCTTCCAGTTACCGTGCTCGCGTTCCAGTGCAGCGTCCTGTTGGTTGGCTTGCTCAGTAGCTAAAGCTTGATCTCTTAGGACTTTCTCATCCCTAAAAGGTGTCAACGCTTCATCAATTCTCTGTTGTATTAGTTTTTGTGTTTCAACATCCTTCATGGCTATACGGGATTCAATCGCGTCATCCATATCAGGGTATTCACTTTTAAAAGCCGCCATATCTTCTGGGGACTGCATCGCTTTAACAATATCCTGTGCGGATGGTGTGTCACCAACGGCATTGGATACTGATTGCAATTCGTTTACTTTGCGCTGGAGTGCTCCAACGCGACCTGCATCACTGTTGCGCTGATGTGATAGTCGGTTGTTCTCGGTGACTAACTTCTCATACGCTATACGCTGCTCATCTGGCGCTTCAGCCCAAATGTTAATTGGTTCTTCTGATACTTCTGGTTCTTCTGTAGCTTCGGGTTCAATCGCCCCCTCATCGTCTACTTCTAAATCATCAATAACTTCTTCAATGACTGGTTGCTCATTAAATACTTGCTCGTTGCCTGCAACCTCATCAAATGCAGAATCAAAATCCTCATGGGCGTTTTCAATCGTCATGCTTGCTTTCCTAGCGGTTTAATAAAACGGCTTTAGTTATTGTTAGGTTCACGCAAGCTTGTTTGCTTGGGCATCCCTAACAGTTTTCGTAGAGTTATAATTTCGCCACGGGTTAATGTGGTTGTGTCATGGTCACTGTGGATAGACTCAAGACGTGCTTTTTTAGACGTGAGTTCGCCCTCGGCCCAAGCCTTTACGGCCAGCCAAGTCCCTGAGTGAATGTCGATCACGTTAGATTCCTGAACCCATTGTCATCTTGAGAGATTTTTCTTTTTCAAATAGAGAGTCTTTCGATCTAACGTCTAGCTGTTTAATGCCGAGCTTGGTTTTTAAATCGCTGATCTTCATGTTCTGATCAGTCGCAAGCTTCGCCAGGTCAACCTCACGCACAACCATCATGCTTTCACGCTTCAATTGAATCTCTTCTTTCTTGGCTTCAATAGCCATGAACTTCAATTCTGAGTCTGCTTGAGCCTTCATGTGCATCAACTCAAGCTTCTTCATTGCGAGCGGGTCGCCTTTATCTGCCTGCTGTTGCGTCTGAGCCTGAATCATCTGCTCTTGCATCTGCTGCTGTTGCTCAGTTAATGATTTAATTTCTTCGTCAGACTTCACAATATCCTTTGTTTCAAGCTGCATTGAACTAACCACCTTGCGATATAGCTCAGCAGTGTTGGTTAAAGGCTCAAGAAGGGGTGATGACGCCATGTTCATTAGATTCATTAAGTTGCGGGCCTGCTCCTCCTTAACGAGTAGTGAGGAGGCTCCACGGGCGTCTACGTCATAATCACCTTTGAGGTCATTATTCGCATTGAACTGCATATTCCAGTCATACATACGCTTAATGTGTGTACGGGTAATATTATCGTCCCAATTCTTAACTACTCTGCGCATCATTGTGTTAGCTGAGTTCATTAAGATTCGCATACCGTTATAGGTATCAGACGCATCGCCCTGTTCACCTTGAGCAATCTGTGGGATAGCTGTTTCTTCGTCCGCTAATCCTCTAGCGAATTGGAATAAGGCTAGTAGCTCATTAGTGTGGCCATCAATGTTGAATACACCAAAGGCATCACGAAGGCTGGCATTAGGATCTAGCTTCTTCCATACCTTTCGGCCTGTTAGAGTCCAGCTTCCATCTGCAGGAGCGACTACATTATCGTCTACCACTATCTGCGGCCCTGCAGACAATGCACCATTGTCCATTACCATGCGCCATGTGCCGTTCATTACACGCTGGCTGTCTTCCATCATTTGAGGAATGCCGAAGCCAAAGATACTGGTATCGTCTTCTTCCCAACAAAACACACTGTATGGAACTTCTTCAGTATCAGATGGATTGATAACAGCTTTAATGACGTGCTTTTCTGTAAACCAGACTACACCTTCAGCCTCATCAAGCATCTCGTCATCGTCAACTTCACAACCACACGCACGAAGCTCGTCTTTAGTTATGGGGCCGTGATATTCCCAGACCTCATACTTGTTATTCTTTACTCCAGTAACGCCAGCCATGTTGCGTAACTCTTCTAGATGGCTAGACGTGTTTAATAACTCAGTGTCAGTTTGAAGTACTTGAGCTATCTGGTCTTTCATAAACCCTAAGCCACCTTGCGTTGCCAGCTTGATAAGCTCTTTCTTGCTCATCTGGTGACGCTGAAACACACCAACTGACTCTTCAATTGTTCGGGCAGACATATCGGGAAAGAAGTCCCACACATCCACAAACTCTGCGCCAGGTCGCAACTCTTGGCTTGTCTGCATGATATGAACGGAATTACCCTCCTCATCTTTCTGCTCAACCCAGTTCTTGCGTGTCTTGTTATGTACTACTGGCCCTTTCAATACGCCCGTACCTAAACGAACCGCCTGCTTTACAATGTCTCGGCAGTGAGCGTTATATCCAGCTTCATTCAACTGGTCATCAATCTCATCCTGCATGGCGTCCGCACGTTCTCGCGCTTCTTCTATCTGGCCTGCAGCTAAATCACGCTTCTCAACTTGAACGCCTTTATCTGTAACGAACTGCTGCCCATCTTCATGGCTAACAGGTGTTTCATCACCAACCATTTTAGCGAGGTAAGGAATAGGAGTTGGCTGAATAGCCCAGTTCCGATCATCAGTCGGGAATATAATGTCGAGTAGGCGTGATTCCGCAGTGTTCGCCATCTTTCGAGTGATGTTAACGAATACTTTTGAACCTTTAGACGCATCAAGACGTGTCTGTGTTTCAGGATCATAGATACCATTTAACTGGCGAGTGTTACGCAACCAACGATCTTCAAGAATGCGGCGCTTGTTAACGCGCTCCATGACGTTGTTATGTAGTGAGTGGCCAAGGCCGACTAAACGATCTGCTAGCTCTTTCTCGGCACGTACTTGCGCCTCATGCTCAGATTCGTCTGAATAGTAGTTATCAAAATCATCGGACATAAAAAAACCGCCTCCTGAGCGGTTAGTAGCCTACGGTTGAATCCGCAGCACTGGAGCCAAAGCCCGTTTGAGTTCTTCGTATTCGTACTGGCATTGCGTGGAGCAGTGCTAGCGCGTCAGCATCATCGGGTGATACGCCGATTAGTTTCTTGATTTCTTTCTTGTCAATTAGGATTAGACGGTCTTTAGCGTCCGTCTTATAGTCGGTTGCTTCCAGCTCTGAGCGCAGATCATCGTTATCTTCAATGACACCGCCAGCCCTTAGCCATTCAACCAACTTAAAATACATATACGCCCGCATATTTGCATACATGGGGTCAGGTGCTTTGCTAGCGAAGTTAATGCCAATACATTGATAGCCGTACTGCTTAATACGGTCAACAATGGGGCCGCCTACTCCTGTCTCATCAACAAAGAACGCATCAGGCTTGTAACGATCCAGTAAGACTACTGCTGCTGCAGCAAGTCGCATTGAGTCGCGCATCTCTGAGCCAGGGTAACTAATGGGTGGTATAGAACGACCATCCAAACCTTTCCTGAATCTAAATACGCAGTTATCGTCACCGCCTCGCGCTACGTCCAGCGACATAATGAATGGCATACCCTTTGAATCAGGTATCTCGCCACTCATCGCTGCATCAATAATTTCAGTGGGAACGTACTGGCTGTTCGATGATGCGGGGAATACACCACGAACACGCACTTTAAAGAAGTCTGAGTTCTCACCAAAATCTTCTTCCCACTTCTTGATCTGCTCGTTACTAGTGCCTTCAACATCACGACTATCAATCTGCTGAGTGTTCCAGCGATGTTTAAACTTTCTAAAACATTCCCTGAAGCGTCCATTAGCCCGTGTTGGGTTGCCAAAGACACACCAGATAATTTCCGTGTTCTCGTCTGTTAGTGCGCCTTCTGCAACTTCCCATATCAAATCAGGTATTGCCGAGGCTTCATCAAAGATAAGTAGAATGCGCTTGCCTTCGTTATGAAGTCCCGCAAACGCTTCTGTGTTGTTTTCAGACCAAGGCGTCATATCCATACGCCAAGTCTTTTCATGTGCCTTGTCGTTAGAGAATAACGCTGTGGCAGTCATGGTGAACCAAGGCTTAAACGCACAAAGCCTGTGCCATTTAGCAACCTCAGCCCACGTCTTTGTTTTTAGCTGGTTCTCAGTGTTAGCCGTAACTACGCCGCGAGTATCTTCCTTCGTGGCCATTGCCCAAAGGATAATCCAAGCTACTAGTGCGGACTTTCCTATACCGTGACCTGAAGCTATGGCCTCAAGAATCGCTTCTTGTGCGTCAAGCTCACCTGCTTTAAGGCGATCACCAATACTAATAAGCTGTACACGCTGCCAGTCACGAATACTGCGACCTTCTAGCTCGCCTTCGCCCCAAGTAAACGCGACTTCAACGAATAGAAGCGGGTCGTGTTCACACTCAATGGCTAACGCAACTAGCTCATCATTAATATCAACTTCCATTACGCTGTTTTCTAGCCGCAGCTAATCGAAGCGCAATTGAATTTTCTGTTATCTCAACTTTTTCTGTTAGCAATCCGTGAAGCTTTGCCTTACCCATAATGGCGGCAATCATAGCGGCAGGTTTAATGTCTTCCCTGGCTATACCCATTGCTTCGTTTAACTCCGTAGTAAGTGAGTCAACCGTTGTATTGTGGCGTCTTGAGTGAGATTCTTTTATCTCTTCTAGTCTCGCCCTAATATCGCCCTTCTGTAATAGCTTATATGCCGTATTAGTAATCGTTGCTTCTTTCATCTTCTCAGCACTGTAGTTCAGCCTATACGCCTCACTAGCATTACCTGTTTCAATATACGACTTACAGAACCCTTCTTGCTTCGGTGTTAGTGATTTCATATCTTAGTTCGCTGGCCATATTAGGCGGGCGCTCCCTTAAACGACAAAAGCCCTGCGGGTTAGGCAAGGCTCTTATGGTTACTTCTGTAGCATTTTAGATATTTATACATCTGTTTTTAATGATTGTCAGGGCCAAAGTGTCCTTTTCTTTTATGTGTACCTAAATAGGCATGGGAATGAATTACTCCCGTGCCTAGTAATTAGGTAGAAGGTTAAGCCTGCCGCATAAAATAGTGTGTGCGCGCAGAAGTAGTACGTGTGCGCGCAGACGCACTATATATTAGGTAATGAGGTTTCAAACCTCAATACTAAATCAATGCTCTAAGTAATCGTCTACGTGAATTACATCACTGAACTCTTCTACCCAGTCCATCGCGCCCTCCATGATTAGATCATCCTCTGCGTTACGTGGCCTATCCTCAAATTCGGTAATGAGAGCTAACAGCAGAACCATAAATAAAGCTCCCTCGTTTAAAATATCTTGTTGTTCTTCGCTCATTACAATTCCTTATCTACCTCAGCAGGGTACTTTAATATGTCAGCCCACTTATTCCCTGGTTGTTTTAGATTATTTGCTTCAATAAACCTTTCAACTAAATACGCTACGGGTGAGCAGTTTTCAGTTGCGCCTATAGTAATATCCTCATCCCTTGCAGTTAGCCATGCAGCGAACCCATACACCGCCTCACTTGCTGTCAATTCTTTAGTTTGCTCGCTCATATTTAGTCCTTATATTAGAGTTTGATTTTATCCGTTTGAAACCGAGAAAGTATTTACGCTGCCTTTTCCATTGACCATAGAACACCCTCTAAGGTAGATTCCGCTCGCATGAGAATGTCACTGGATATGTTTTTGTTATTGTGGAAATGAACGCCTAGACGCCTACAACTGTATTTGAATAACCAACGGTAAATTATGTAATCACTTAGCATTCGGTCACGCTGAGCTACAATTGATATTGCTGCCTCAATCCGTTCCGCATCCTTGTTGATAGGTGGCCCCTCACTTGCTGGTCTAGCCTCCCAGTCAGGTGATTTAAACTCTTTAAACATTGGGCATGGCGTATAACCTAGAGAAACCTTCTCCCTCGACCAGTTAGCCCAGTTGTGCATTAAATCCGCTGTTGATTCACTCAATACGTTTGATTGCATTTTAAAGTTCCGTTTAACAAGGTATAAAAAAGTAGTCAGGTAACAACACATCAGCAACAGATTTATTTAAGGGCCATCGTTTGCCGCCTCTAGTTGGTTAGCCTTAGCTTTGTACTTCGCTTTAATTGCCAATATATCCTCGCGTGTGTATTTTGCTGGCTTATGCGGCCCTTCTAGTAGCTCCACCCCTTCCACTCCTATTTTGTTAATTAGGTTGATACGGTAATGAATGCCATTGCCGCTTAAATGGTTATTGCAGATTGAACATTGGGCATTTACATTTGTCTCCAGGTAACGTAACTCTGGTGAGCTACCCACGCTGAGGTAATGGCCCGCATGAATCTGTCTGTCAGTGTGTTTTTGGCAACTGATACATGGCTGGCCCCTATCCCGCAGACGAATGAACCGATTAAATTCTGGCTGCGCTTCTTTGTGTAGCTGCCCTAACGTCTTCGCTGCTTGCTTACGCTGCCTTATGTCTTTCTTTGCTAACGCCTTAGCTTTTACTCTAGCCTTGCTTACAGACACCATAGCTTTGGCCTGTTGATGCTCTAACGCATGATCCTTACCGCAGAAAAATCCCAACGGCACAGTTACGCCAGTTTCAACAAGTGAAAACTCTTTACAGTGTCTACACTTCTTTTTTGTATTAGCCATTTAGGCGGCTTGCTCCCACTCAGCAACAAAGTCCCACGCATCCAATTTAGCAAATATTGCGCCTGCTTCTTGCTCAGTCCATTCATGCCCTACTGGTGAAGCCAGCCATCCAACATTTAATGTATGAGCCGTATTACAGCCGTCTAGCAGTGAAAGGTGATGTTCGTGTAGCACGGATAATAGGTCAGACTGTTTACATGGCTCATTAGTCGTAACCACTAGGCTCTGCATATACTCCTTACCCGTTTGATCGCGGCAGAAAACTGCACAATAGACTGACCATGTGTAACGCCCTACTTCGATAGTTTTAGCTAGTGCTGGGCCTGCCTTGAAGCCTTTCTTAGTCTTTAGGTCTACCATCCGACAAAGGCCATCGCCTCCCGCAACAAAGCTGATAGCGCAGCCTTTTAATACAGACTTGCCTAGTCGCTCTAATCTACGTTGATGGTTGTTTGCTTTCCGTTTGCTCATGCCGCTTGCTTCCTTTCTGATAGCTGCTGGTACTCTTCGTATATGCCTACACTCTTCTCAGAGAATGTCGCACCATAGTCAATGCCAGTAACGTATAAATATTCAATAAACTTGGCCGCTTCTGGCTTGGTCAGTTTCACAGTGCTTGGTCGTAGGTAAATAGGAAATTGATTGCGTAGGCTCATAGTCCACTCGCCCTTATGCGTTAGTGGCTCTCCCAATTGATCTAACTCGGCTTCAAAATCAACCACAAGCTTTGCCTTCCAAACGTCCAAGCTGTAAGGCTTTTTACCTACCACTACAGTTTTAGCAATATCGCTGATCATGGCGTGATACTTCGCTTGCTGAATGTAGGTTTTAATCACCTGGCCAATACTGATTTGTATCTCGCCGTATGCCGCTATACCCTGCTCGACCCACTTCCATAAGAGAGCCATTTCTATATCTTTGTTTTCAGCGTTAATGATCCTAGTGACTCTGCTCATTCTGGATTTACCGTAACTAGAAGCATTGGCGACTCCATAGTAACTAGTAGCATTCGCTTAGTTTTTTTCACGACAATATATCCGTCATCTTTAATTAGGCTTCGTTGCATTAGCGCAGAAACCTCTACGGCAATTCTCCTACCCATCTGCAGCTCAATATCTTGGCGCGTGATCGGCTGTCTTTCGCGGATAATGTTCAGTACTTGCATCTGCTTAGGCGTTACTGGATCGTTCTTTATTTGCCCTGATTCTTCCCATGGAGCGAGCTTTTTAACAACGCCACCACTACTTAGGAAGTCGGCAATTAAGTCCTTATACGGACTGGTTGACCTCACTGGATTACACTCCCTCATGCTGCCTTACTCTTGTTATAGGCTTTAAGCGCACGAGGATTTAACATCTGCTTTAGCTGAGTAGGAATACCACCAGACTCACCGTTAGCGCATTGTTGAACCTCATTACCTGCATTACGGTAGGCTTGAAGTTTCGCATCGGTAAACGGGCTAACAAGGTCTGCGGGGGCTAAGTAATCTCTTCTCATAAGATTCTCAATAGGCTGCGCGCTACTTTATGGGTATGATCTTTACCGTCTTCGCGTATATTGTTTCCATCTAGCAGTTCACGTACACGACCACACACACTGTTGATAGCCCATCCAAGCTCCAAGCCTATATCTTGTCGAGTTATTGGGCCTTTATCTCGGATAACCTGCATAACCTTAGTTCGGCAACTACCTGTAACTGGAGCGATTGATGCCATTGCTGCCTTACTGTTTTCGTGAATCATGCTGCTTCTCCTTCTGATTGAGTGGCAATTTCTCCACCTAAAGCGATATAACCTGCTGCATCTATCCAGCTATCCAAATGATCCAGCGTCTTAGCTAATCGACAAACCTTTACTCCCAGCATACAAAGCGCCACCTGTTTAGATGACACCTCATTACCAAGAATTACCGACCAAACCTTTGCGATATTTTCAAAGTTTTCTGCAGCATCGCCATAGTCTTTCGCCCGTTGCCCATCAATTAACTCTGCCGCAGTGCTTAATACTTCTCTTCTGTTCATGCTGCTAAATCCTTACTTACTGAGAATTTGAGAAAAATGTCACTCTTAACTGAATAGGTTAGGTCGTTATTATTGAGGTAAGAGCAAACTATCTTCGTTTTTTCGGCAGTCCAATTTAGTGTGTTTCTCAATGTCTTCCGATTAGATGTACCTACATCATTCAAAATACATAACACCTTGAGCGCATCCTTAACCTCGTCCTGCTGTTCACTTCTTAACCAGTGGTTATCGTTGGTCAGGTAATAAATCTTCCCGTAAAGCCCCACTTTGTAGGTCATTCCATCAATTCTTAACTTCATTCAAACCTCATCCTTGGTTTTATTTTTATTTCATAATGCCTTTTATTTTTACTTCTTCATCGCAGTGTGGGCAGTATGTAACTAGCTCTAACTGGTCATGGTTTTCAGCCCAATAAATATCAGGTATTTGTAATTTGTTAATCCAGCCGTTATCGCTTAACTCCATATCCCTAATCAAATCAAAGTATTCATTACACTCATCATTTGGGCATAGCACGTTAAGCTCTATTTTTAGATCCGCTTCTACCTCTTCAGTCATCCGAACAATCCTTTTAGTGCTGATGCTTGTGAATTTCCGTACTCTCGCTCTAGCTGCGT